ACATATGATTCGAAATTAGGATTCTTGAAATATGTCTTGACTTCCAAGATCACGTTTTTTTGTCTATCGATACCGTCAACAATACCGCTTAATTTATATTGATGACATCGCCTTTTTTCGACATCGAATATATAACCATGCTTTTCAATATGATTTATGATCAACGGTTCAATCATGCTTCCGTAACGTGTAAATTGATTATCGATTTCTTTTTTTTCGATGATTCCGACTTTTTCTTGCGCCAAATTAAATGCTGATCTGTATTCTTGATTGATGATTACGTTTACTTCACTTGCTCCGAGATATTCTCCGCTTTTTACAATGATTTGCTGTTCCTCGGGAAATGTTTTAGCTTCATTTCGTATATGTATTGGCGAATATAAAGTCTGGGCAATTTTGTTTTCAATTTTAATTCGGAGCATGTCTTTTGTCTGTTTTCCCATAAATAATCTTGAATCTCCTTAGGTATTAAATTCAAATCAATTTTTAATCCATCTGTTTCAACTTCTTCAAACGATTCTTTGACGTTATCATATAAATAACTATAATTCAGTACATAAGTAGATTTTGATATTCTTCTTATAAATTTTCTGCTGACAAAATATCCGATCATGTTGTGCAATTCTCTTCCTTGCCACTTTACAATCTTTTGTAACTCTTTCAAATTTCCTGTTGTTTTCATTGCTTCAATCAATTGTAATTGTTTTTCTGTGACTTTATGCGGAATTTGTTTTTCTGTCATAATGTCCACCACCCGATAAAATAAGCCGCGGAAAAAAGTAACCCAAATCCCAATCCTGCTATAATTGCTTTTACTATGTCATTCATTGTTTCATCTCCTTTGCTATTCCTCTAATAAATTTGTTGTATCTTTGTAATGCTTTATCCGCTTCACTTTTTGTCAATATACCATTCATGTGGAAAGCAAATATATGCTTAAGCATCACGTCATATCTTTCGGAATTCTCTCCCAATGTGTAACCTTGTTTATTCAATTGGATTTCTAGCGGCTCGGCTATAATGCTAAAATACATATGATAATCAGTCATTGTTTAATCTCCTTTTTCTGGTATATAAACTAATTTTCCGCCATCTGGAAAAGCAAACTCTAAATTTATAATAGTCGGGTCATCCTTCCTGTTTCAATTAAACTCTTCTTGCATATGCCGATAGACTGCATTGATTGCTTGATTGGTCATGTCATCACTTTTGTCTGTAAATGCCATTTTGTCTTTAGTCATTTTTCCAATTCGATTTTTTCAGAGTTTTTAACGAATGCTCATACGCTTCTAGCTTTCCTTCGAGAAAAATTTGTTCATCTTTTAATGTTGCTATTCTTCCTTTCATTTCTTTGATATGTTCAATAAAAAATAATTCGAAATCTCCTGCTTCCATTATTTTTTCACCTCGTATTTAATGGTTATTTTAAGAAATAATCTAACATGATATAAGCAAGCGAAAAAATTATCCCTAATTTAATACCTGCTAAAATACTTTCTAATATATCTTTCATTTTTTTCCTCCTAGTGTTCACTCATGTTTAACAGTTATTTTTGTTCCACAGTACCTGCAATAATTTGCACCTCGTCTGATGATTAAAATTCCACATTCTTCACACATACCGTATCCTCGTCTTTTCATTTCCCGTATATATAAAAAATCAGGTAAAATGAACGGTATTCTTATCATAAAAAAGAAACTAAATTTTACGAATTTCATTTTTTTATCTCCCTTAAATTTTCTTTTAAGTTTATTAGCCTGCATAAATACCATTCCGCCTTGTGTAAATCTTCAATCCCATTCTTTTCATTATATCGGCTTATATATTTGATAACATTTCCTTTCAAATATCCCTCAAACTGTTCTGTAGTCATCTTTGCCGCGATGTAGTCTATTGTTTCAATTCCGCCTGTTTTATAATGATTCGGGTTTATTTTGTCCATTTCGTTTCCTCATTTCGTGTAATGCTTGCCATTTGTATTCAAGATCACATTCATTATCATTAAAGATGATTTCATGTAGCTGTTGAAATGTTGCTGTTTCCCAATCAATCGCATTTTCCGCTTTTGCAATCATTACCGAATTCTTCCCCTTCTTCAAGATATAGATGATACCCGTTACCATTACACATCTGACATGATTCATGAATGTTGTCTATCTTGAAATATCCATAACCCTTGCAATCTTCACATATTATTTTCTTCATTGCTTATTCTCCACCCATATCAATATGATCATTGCTATAAATACTGCCAGATTAGTGATCACGCTTATTACTGTTACTGTGATTAACATGTTCGCGGTCGCTTCTGTCATACGAAACCATTGCAAATTGTTTTATAGAATTTGTCCTTTGTGTTTATTTTGCTTACAACTGTAATGTTTCCTCGCCATTTTAGATAGTATTTTTCGCTTAATTTTTCCGCGGCTTTTTGTGCTTCACCCCATGTTGTATAATATCGTGTCTTTACTGATTCTCCATTGAATCTGTCTATTACAATCCCTTGATATTTGATCATGATTTTTTCGCTCCTTTTATCGATTTGATGTAATCAAGTGCTAGGTCTAAATTTATAAACTGTTTATCCTTTTTGTCATCGATGTAAACAACATATTCTTTTTTTATTTTTTTGATTCTGCACTCCATTTTATTAACTCCTTTTGATCAATTTCATTTCTCTGATTAAATCCGAGTAGGTTTCGCCATTAACCGTTCTTGCGCCGTCATGCTGTGCTTCATATCCTTCTTTAAGTATCACCCAATAACCGTCATCATCTTTCCAAAATTCTTGAATCGCTTCTTTCATTTTTTTATTAAACATTTGATTATCTCCTTTTTTAATCGGGCGGATTTGCCGCCGCCCTCGGCTTTTATTATTTAAATCTGTTCATCATCACAATCGCATTTTCTAATCCTTGTATCATTCCTTTGATTCTTGCCTTTTCTACTGTATCTAATTCGCCTTCGGTCAGTAAATCGATTAATGATTCGATTTTATTTACGATTTGTTGTTCTAATCTCTCCATTTTGTTCACCTCCTTATTCGTATAATTCATTATATCATTATGTTTTATTATATGTCAATTTATATTTTCAAGTTGATTCCTGATCATCATTTCAACTTCTTTTATCTTCTTTCCGTAATGATCATTTAATCTGCTTCTTTCATCATCTCGTATATAAGTTTCAAATCCATGTAACGTTTCAAGATATTTTTTTCTGTATTCTCTAAGCATTTTGTTTAATTGATCTAGTGTCATTGTTATCGCTCCTTTGCTTTGATAATCTTATATTAAGGTATATTTTATTGTGTGTCAACATATATTTTAATAAAAAAAAATCACCTATAGTGATCTGAATAAACTGAAATTTAGCTCTATTCTCGGGTTTGATCTATCAAGTTGAAAATCCATTATGCGCGGTAATGCGTATTTATCGTTTGTGTATATACCGCCCCGCTCCAATACATCAAGCATAATTTTTAACATATTGTGAGAATCCCGTGTTTTTAGATTTGGATAATATAAATAAATTTCGATGATGACCTTTTGATCTGCCTTCTCCCATTTCGTTTCTTCGATATATGAAACAGTTTTTTGCATAGCATCGTTGAACCAGTCATTCGCATGTTTGCGCAATATCCTTATATTTCTTCCTCTGATCTTCGCATTAACATACATATGATTTACTGATGGTGGCAATTTTAATATAAGTGGTTTAATATGATCACTTCCCCAATAGTTTTGTTAATTGATCTCCCATCAATGCAAGCTGTTGTTCGCGCTTCTGCATCGTGTCATAAGCTTTTGTAAAATGCGCTCTATCCGCGATTTCGTTTTCGCTCATACATAAATTTTGCCATCCCATTGATTCGACTATTTTGGCTACATCTTGCGGCATGCTGTTTAAGGCGTCTAGCTGTCGATAATAGCCATAATATCGTATTGCCTTAGTAACAATCCCCCATGCTGTCATTGCGTCAATTCTGCCTATATTCTGAAGGTCTGTAATGCCTTCTATAATGTCGTGTATTGTTGGCGCGAATTTACTTTTCTTTATGTGGTTTTGAGATGATAACATCACATAATCATATTGATATTCTTTTAACATCTGATACCAGACTTCAACCATGACTTCTTCTTTTCCTGATTCGATAAATTTCGGGTAGCATACATTAAATATTGAAAATATTTTTAATATCTCTTGTTTGTTCATTTTCTTCACCTCCGTATTGATTAAATAATTCTGTTAGCTTGTCTGTTGTTCTTTCATAATTGCTTTGTTTTTTAATGATCGGCTGATTCAAGTAGGATTCGAATTTATTGCCAAATAGTGTCATCGGTCTTAAGTACTGTTGATAATCAGTCCCGTTCCATTCTTCTGTTTTTTTGTCTATGACTGTTAATACATCTTGTTTTGAGTAACCTTTATTTATAAGTGCATCAATCAACTTCAAGTTACTGTCAATCATTCTGTAATTTGAACCGCTTTTTAGGTTCAAGTATGACAATATTTCTTCTGAATCTTTATTATATTTCTTCTTTCTTTCTCTTTTCTCTTTCTCTATCTCTATCTCTTTCTCTGTGTTACATGTTGTTACTTCGGCGTTACTAGTCGTTACTAGTGCGTTACTTGATGTTACATCGCTGTTACATTGTAACGTTTTATTTCTGAATTTTCTTACTCTTTCGGCTGAATCTGACTCGCTTCCTGTATTTGTTATGCTTTCGGGAAGAAAATATTCGTTTTGTGATTCTTCCATTAATCCGTGATTGAGTAAATAAGATATAGTCAATTTTACATTTTCTTCATCTTCATCAAGATCAAGTGCAAGCTCCTCGTGGAAGTTAGTTTCGATTCCTTCGTGAAATATTTTTCCTTCTGACTTGATCGCAACCAACATCATCTTCAGATAAATGATTGTAAACGTGTCACCTCCTGCTATTTTTCGTAATTTTTTTATTGCCTTTTGAGTAAAGAAGTCGTCTTTAAGTTTAAGCCAATAATATTTTTTCATTTTTTACCCCCGTTTATTAAGGATTCTGTTTAATTCTGAATGAGGAATCCGAACCGATTTGCTTCCGATTCTAACGAAATTCAATTTGCCATTTCCCATCCATTGACGTATTGTAATTTCCGCCATATTCAACATTTCCGCAAATTGTTTGACTGTGTATAACGTTTCCATGATCTCACCTCCTGAATTGATATTAACATACGTATTAATATATTGCTATTCATCGATATGATTTCAACTTTTCAATATGATATAATTCCCAAATTCTTAAATAAATTTTTTTATATGAATTTGTTTTAAGAAGTGCATCAAGTATTTTTTTATAAACCCACAGCTTCATTTCATTCCCTCCATTCTTCTTGTTCTTTCTCTATCTGTTCTTATTCCTTCTTTGTATGCCGCGCCGTGAATGCTTCCATCAAGCCATTTGTGGCATTCATAACATGTATGAAGAATGTCATCTGCTGTTGTTTTATGCTCAATCCTTACCCTGCTGATGACGTGCGCCATTTCTGTAGCTCTTTGCATGTCACATACTTCACACGCTCCGTTGCTTCGGGTTTTAACTTCTTGACGGACTTTCAAGCTTATTTCTCCTTTTTGTCGCTGAGTTTGTTTTATTCTGTTGCTCTTGATCTGATCTTCTTTACTGTACATAGATCATCTATCCCTTTCATAAAATTTCGCTATTGTTTGCCACGCGGAGATTTCAGTTTCAATTGCTCTTATACTCTCTCGTTTGGCTGTGAATAGGGAATCTTGCAATTCCCTATCCATTATGATGTCGTTTAAGTTTGCATGCGCTACATCCCTAATTATTGACGTTTGAATGCCCATTTGTTTTAGCTTCATGATCTCAACTGCTAGTGATCGGCGATATACTGCTTCTGTAGTCGCTCTTTCTTTTGCCGCGGCATGCAATGTTTGTTCCTGCTCTTTCAATCGTTTAAGGCATTCAATGATTTCTTTTGCTATTGTTTGATACTCCATCTATCTCATCCAATCTTCAATTTCATTTTTTTTCTTGATTCCATAAAATTTTTCAATGACTAAATCTTGCGTATAAACTTTTCTTCCGTCTTTCTCGTAACTCCCTGATTTAACATAACCTTCGCAATGTATTTCCTCATCTTTTGTGTGCGAATATAAAATCCGAGAATTTTCAGTAAATGCTACAACATTAATAAAATTTTTCTTTGTCTTAATCAATGCTTTGCATACTGTCTTTTCACCACTTCCAAATAATCTTGGTTCTGCATACAATACGCCTTTAATTTGAAATGTATTAATTTCGCTCATTTTTTGCCCTCCAACCGATTATAAATTTCTTCATACGTGAAACCTCTTTCTTTTAGCTTGCTGATGTTCAATTCGAAATTTTCAAGATTACCGAATTTTTCTTGATATAAATTTCGTATGATCTCGGGAATCTCAATTGATTCTTCCTTTTTTAGCTGTTCTTGTTTAGCCTGTGCATTTTCAACTTCTTCTTTACTTGCAATGCTTTTCTTGATCTCGAACCCTGCAAGTGCTAACGCTCTGCCTACTGCTGATGTTTCGCAATTTTCAAGTGCCGATGTTTTATTAATGAATGTACTTCCTTCCTGTTCGTATGCGTGTCCTATTGATAATGCTTTTTCAGTTTCATGATCGCGATAAATAGTCGCCTGCATTACAATTCTTCCTTCTGTCCATGATACAATGCTTGTTATAATTCTGCCTTCTGGGTATTTTTCGTAGAATTTCAAGATTCGGTCATTGACTAAAATATAATCCTTTAATGCGTCTTTTTTATCCATTATTTAAGCTCCTTCATGAGTTTTTGATACATTTCCTTCTGTTCTGATTCGTTGAAACTTTGAATCAATTCTTCATATTGCAAATCCATTTCTCGATAATCCGCATCCATAGCTTTTGCTAATCTTCGATGTTCGCGCATAGCATCCCTGATACGCATAGCTTCATCAACTTTGATTGTCACTTCTTGCACCTCCTCTCCATCCGAATGGGTGATCATGTGTGAAATCTTCGAAATGTCCTTTTGATTCTTTTGTTTTTTCTCTAAAATTGATATAATCTTCGATTTCGTCAAGAATGCTTGTAAATTCGTCTGACATAAAAACGTGATTGAATTCATCATCATTTGCTTTTCTTCCCAATACTTTTTCGCATGCTCTTTCTACTTCTTCTTCCTCATCAATGCTTACTGAATAATTACGTTGTATCTTCCGCATGATTGGCTCGTCAAGCAAATCGATGATTCTTTGAAACTGTTCTTTTGTCATGTTCTCACCTCCTTTCCTATATGATATTATAATTCTGCATATATTGCAATATTTTTATTGCGGAGTTTTGCCGCTCCGCTCGGCTTATAATTAAATCTTTTCTACTTGATCTATTGTGAAAAAATGACTTAATTTCATATAATAATATCCTGTTCCTTCTTCTTGATCTTCTTGTTTCTTGCTTCCTTTATTCCAAATACTTGTTTTGAATCTTGCTTTCTCTCCTTTCTTTACTCTGTATCCGATCTGCAACCATCCTGCATATGTATGAGCTTCACAATCGATTCCATTTAACATTTTTTCCTTTTCGATGATTTCTTGATTCGTCATTTTGTTCGCTCCCTTTAATTTGTTGGCGGAGATCGCTCTCCGCGCTATTTAGTGCCAAGGTGTGATCTTCGATGTTCTGTTAATGATGAACCCTTCATATTGTGCTTCTACATCGATTTTCTTCATCTTCATAAGATTTCTGTAAACCCATATTGCTTTGTCCTTGCTTTGATAGATCATGAATTCTTTTGCGATTGACTTTGCCATTTCTTTTTTTGTCATTTTGTTCACCTCCTGTTTGTTCGATATATTCATATTAAGATATATGTTATTATATGTCAAGCATTGTTTTTTGAGTTTGTTCTAATAAAAAAAGCCTTGCGGCTAATTTTATGTTGATTCAATTTTTCCTGATAATTTATAGTACATTTCGCAATAAGCTTTGATCTTCCCCCTGTAATAAGATTTTTCGCCTGCTGACTGAACAATTTCACATAAATTTTTATTGATTTCAATTTCTCTTTTCAAGTACTTCAACTGTTCTTCCATGATCATCTGCTCCTTTAGTATGTTTTTTCGTTACCTACGTATTGATTGTAAAATCTTTCCGCATCTTTAAGATGTTTTTTGTAATATTGCCTTTCATCTTCAAATATCGAATCACGAACCATTTCTTTGAGGATTTCAATTTCCTTTGCAAGCTTTTGACTGTAGACCGTTAACATCATGATCACTCCTTAGATTTGTTGCGCGGATTATCCGCCGCGCTCGGATTGTTCTTAATCTCTTAAGTTTTGTCTGTATTGTGTGTAGTCATTGAGGAAGATCGGCGCATATTTTTTGCAAATTGCTCTGTATTCTTTTGTCCATTTTTCAATCTTTTCTGTGCCGTTTTCGTCTGTGAAGTACATTTCATCATCTGCATCTAGCCAGATCACGTATCCTGCGCTATAACATTCTTTTATTGTTACTGTGCAATCCTCTTGATAATTTTTCATCTTCATCGCTCCTTTTGAATTTTAGCGGAGTTTTGCCGCTCCGCTCGGATTTTATTATCGTATTACTCTGGTGCATTTTAAAGCGTGCATTTTTCCTTCTATGTTGTGTATGTCGTTGCGGTATGTAACCTCCCCTGTTTTATGATCGCATATCAATGTTCCATACTGTGAACCTATTCTTGCTTGGCTTGGAGCTACTTGGAAGCATTCTCCTGCGTATGGTGTTAGTCTAGTACGCAACCAATATTGTCTGTCGTTTTCTTGCAAGTACTCGTCAACTTCGCCTGTTTTGCTGTTTTCTACTTTCCAAAAAATCATTGTCATCGTCTCCTTTTGTTTGTGCGGGGATTTGCCGCCCCGCTCGGCTTGATGATTATTCGGCTATTGCAAAATATTTTTCTTCGAATTCGCTTGCATCGTAGATATCGTATCCATCGGTTGTGCAAACATATCTTGCTGAATTCGGCATTTGAGTAATACGTTTCACAATCGCGCAATCTTTGCAAGCTCCGAACAAATAAATTGATTTTTTCATTTTCCCATCTCCCTTTGCTTTGATAATCTTATATTACAATATATTTTATTATATGTAAAGCCCTATTTTTAACTTTTTTCAAATTATTTTTTGAGTAAAAAAAAAGCCTTTCGGCTTACTTTTTCGATATTCTGTATAATATTGTTATGATCTGTTCTTTTGTCATTGTTTCCTTTAAGTTTTGATCATCTGCAAATCCGTTGCGTGTCGCCCATGCTACTGCATCTCGCGCCCAATCGCTGATCTTCAATTCATCTTCATAAAATTTCTTTAGGTATTCTGTCGGGTCTGTATGCGTTCCGAAACCAAATGATGGACTGTCTTTTAGTCTGATTTCGTAATGGAGATGACTGCCTGCGGATTGCCCTGTATTTCCTTCTGTTCCTAATTGATCTCCGCGCTTGACTAAATTTCCTACGTTAACATCTATACGGTCTAAATGTGCATAACAATGTAAGGCTTTGTTTTTATCTCTGACTGCAACAACATTGCCATAATTTCCGAATCCTGAACCTGTTTTTCCTTCTTTTGCAAATAGCACTTCGCCATCCGTAAATGACAAAATAGGCTTTTGAAACCCGATGACTAGATCGATTCCGCGGTGGAATAATTCTGTTTTTTTAATCGGATGAATTCTATTGCCGTAAGGACTTGTTATTCTGTAACCTGCAAATATCATGATTTATCCCTCAATGTCTTGATAATATTTTTAAGCTGTGGCGGCAAAGGCAACCCGATTCTTCCGTAGTTTTCGGTGATTGAAACTAATTCATTGGCAAGAAAAAAGAAGATCGCGCCCGTCATGATCACACTATTGCCTGTAAATTTATCAAGCTGATGACATAACGCAATGATCAATACCATCGCGAATTTTTTAATTAATCCCTTGAACCCAATAGCTGATGATACATTTTTTTCGATGATCGCCGCCATAAGTCCTGTGATGTAATCCATAATGATCACGAAAAAAAACAACATAAGCAATTGGCTCCACTCCCCAAAAAAATATGCGATAGCCGAGCCGATGAAAGCAATACCGCTATTTGCCGCAATTTGTTTCATCACTTAACCTCCTAGTGCTGTTATGCGTGATTCAAGAGTTTCAACTTTTTCTGTTAACTCTTGAATGGCTTTTACTAGTATCGCTTCCGTCTTTCCCCATCCTGTGACTGTAAGATATTCGTCTGCCCCCACATTCACCGCATCGGGATAAACTGTTTGAATTTCCTGCGCAATAAATCCAACTTGGTGTCCGCTTCCGTCTTTATAATCAAATTCTACAGGTCGTAAATCATTAATATTTTCAAGTTGACTTGATAAAGTTTCAATATTTTCTTTTAATCTAGCATCGGAAAACGAACCGAAAGCCGCTTGTGCCGCTCCATTTCCGTTTATTTGCCCACCGCCTGTACCGCCTAAATTGTTAGCAAATTGGATATAAACTTGCGCTGTCGAATTTGTATTATCATATTTTAAGAATCGTGCCGCGGCTGTCGCTGTTGTATTGGCTAATGCTAAATATGCTCCTAACGGATAACGTGTTGTCGATATGTTTTCCTCTAAATAACAAGTAAAATTTGAATTGACTACGCTACTTGAACCGAAAGCGAAACCTGTGTTACCAATATCCATCCGCGAGAATCCACCTGTTGCAATTGTAACTTCATCTGCCGCACTAAAATATATTCCAGTATTTCCGTCACCTGTCGGCGAAATGCTCGGCGTTCCTGCCGTTCCTGCATTGACGAATATTTGCGAATTTGTTATTGCAATTGAAGATGTTGACGCTGTCATTATTCTTGTTCCGCCACTTGAAAGATTAATGACATCTGCGCCGCTGAAAAATACGCCTGTATTACTATCGCCTGTTGGTGCGATACTCGGTGTTGTTGCACTCCCTGCTATTGTAACGAATTGTCCTGACATGCTAGTACTTCCGTCTTGTGTGATTGTTGCAAATATACCATCTTCAATTTTATTTAGATTTGTTGCATTAATAGCAGGCGAACTTCCATTAACCCATGTTGTTTTGCTGTATTGCGGCATATTATCATCCCCTTTGTATTGAGTCGCGCCTTACGATTTGAATACTTTCAAGGTTTGTTTTATTGCGGCTATATAAAACTCTTGAAATCATTATACCAGAATTTGTTGTACTTGAGGCCGTAACCCCTGCGAATATTCCTATTTCTTCTATTGGTGCGACCGCTTCGTTATCTAAGATGACGACTGTTTTTTCTAGCTGTCCTATATCGGGTTTTGTTGTTGAAACGAATTGAGCGCGAAATATTTCATTTCCTAATTGCGTGTCGTTATCATTTATCGCCGATGAACTTGTGCCGACTGCTAAATATTTAATCTCGCATGATGTCACTTCTCCGTTTAGTGCATCACGTAATAAGTTTAACCCTGCATTTGTTATTCTGTTTTTGATCAGGAATCTTTCATCATCTGTAATGATTTCGAAATCTCCGAACCATCCTAAATCATTCATCTGCATCACCTCAACATGGGAATAATGTATTGCTTGGAAATAATGATTCGCTCGGTAAAGGGCATGTAAATACATTTATAGTGTTTATTTCATTCCATCCTTGTGCTTCTGCTACTGTTGACAAGATCACCAATAATTCATTTTCCCTTATACTCATCTTCAAATCCGCTCGGAGTAAATCTCGATAAAACTTTTGCCATCCGCCGAATGTTTCTCCGTCAATTGCATGTACTGAATAGATCAATCTGCCTGTTCCGTCTAATTCTGTGATCTGCACTTTGTCAATTAAAAAATCCGTTGATGATATATTGTATTTTGATAAATTAATATTTTGTAGCTGACCCGCGGCAAGTCCTGCTGTATAACTATCATACGTTATTTCATTCACGACTTTCGCATATTTTGTTAGTTTCCCATTCGCAATGTCTAATGCTTCTTGACGGGATGAGATCGCTTCATTAATGTCTATTCTTTCATAAATTCCTGTTCCGCCTTCTACTGATTTTCTTTGCGCTATAGACGCAGGATTTTCGGCTACAATGGCTAATGCAACCAAGCCTTTATAAGTTACTTGTATGACATCGCTACTCGTTAAAACCGATTCTGCGCTGTCTTGAATGATTGTATTTGAATTGTATAGATAATAATATTTTTTTCCTGTGTCGATACCGTTTATCCCGATGTCGTTTGCGTCAATTTGAACTGAATTAATGAAAATATTTGGCTTTTCTGCTACGGGGAAACGTAAAATGAATGTTCTTGAAACTCCGTCAGGATTCGGTGTCGGCTTTTCAAGTGCAATCGAATCTGTTTGACTTAACCCTCCGCGGATGTATTGTCTATTGCGGAATTGTGATCTGTCTTGGCGTACGTTTATATTTACTATCGCGGAATTGTCTTGAATATCATACGCGGCTTGAAAAAATGTTCTCGGGGCAAAATAAAACTTTTTATCATAATCAATATACCATTGATAACCAGTTATTTCTGCTAATTCATTCATAGCATCTGCGACTGTTCCGACTCTCGGAAATGTTGCTTGCTCCAAGATCACCGTTGACGCAAACGGAAATAATGATTCGCTTGGGTATAAATCATTAGCAGGAAATAATGATACGCCGTCAATTTCGCCGATTGTTACGCCTTCGGGTTCTAAATACGTATAATAAAGATCATTCACAATATCCTGTGCTGATGTGTTTAAGTATGTTTTTGCCACAAGCCATCTATCTGCTATTTGATGTTGATCTGCACATTCAAGATCGTAAAATATAGCATCATTCCCGATAGGTACGAATTTCTTGGGAAATAATAAATAACCTGAAAAGATCAAGTTTGAATCATTGTCATAAACTTCAATAGGTTCTCCATCTTGAATCGATAGAGAACCCGAAACATCAATTAATTGCAATCTTGCTGTTGATCTTTCGTTGATTACATCTTCGATTTCAAGTGTTCCACTCCTGAAGTTTGATGTTCTATCTATTGAACTAATAAATATCTGCATCTATCTCACCTTTATTTAGTCCCAATGTATTAATAGCAAATTCCGCATCATCAAATACTAGCGTAAAATACTTGTCTATCTCCGCCGCTTCTGCATCGCTGACTAGCCAATTACAGATATAGTGCGTATGTGTTGTGCCTGTGTATAACTTGACTGTAAACGTTTCGCCCTCTGCGCCTATTGAATTGCAGAATGTGTTGGCGCTGTCCCTCTCTGCCTTGGGTATAACGATAACTTTACGCAAGCTGTATCCCCCACTTTCGACTGAGGTAGCGATGGACTTGTGCAAGCTCGCTTGTGTTTAAGGCTCGGTTGTATACGATGATTTCTGCGATGTCGCCGTTAAGAGGAAAGCTCGGAACCGCTGTAGCTCCGATGGAAATAGCATTGCTATCAGTATTACTCGTATTGCCTGATGTCTGAAAGCTTAAATTTTCGCCATCTATTGTACCATTTATAAATTGTCTTAAAATTGTGTTTTGATAATCGGCAAATGCTGTTTGTATAACTGCGTTTGTTGTAACTGATTGCGTCGATGTTAATGTAATTGTTGTGTCGGCTTGCAATCTTCTTCCCGCAGTTTGAAATTTATTTGCAGAACTTGCTAGCATTTGAAGTCTAGGACCAGTGCTTTCTGTTCGAATCGCAAAAGGAAACATAGCTGTTGAGTTGGCGGGATATTTGACCACCACAAAAGCTGTCGCCCCCGCCACATTTCTAAGCATCCCCAACGCGCCACCGCTTAAAGCAAGATTATCATCCGTCCCATCAAACCTCACCACAGGCAAGCCGTTCAGCCCACTCGCAATATAAGTCGGTCTTGCCGCTGTGGTGGACTGTGTCGCGTCATAGCCGTTGCCGCTTTGGTCTGCCCATGTTGCTACTGCTGTGTTGTTGGCTTGGTTAATACGTGTAGCATCTAGCCATAATCTCATATTAGGTATTGTGTTTGGTTGGAAGCCTTTGTTACGCCCGATTAGCCACCCGAACATATCAATATCCGCCTATGATGTTTGTTGCGCTTGTGCCTGTAACGTATACTTTTTTAGCTTGTATCGGGTGGAATATTCCGTTAGCCAAATTACTGAATGTTACTGTATTTCCGTTTACATCATCAATACGTAAATCGCCTGGAGTGCCTACGTAAATCGCAATTGTTTCATTAGCCAAATCAACGCTATTGCTTGGCGTGATTGCGAAAAATGAGTCAATACTTGTTATCTTTATCCCGTTTTTAAATACTACCATAAAAACTCCTCCTTTAATATGCTGAACCTATTCTTCCTCGAATCATATCTACCATTTGCGGAGCAATTGTGCCTGTGATCTTTCTTCCATCAAGATAGACATTAATTGGCTGTGTCCCTGCGAAATCATTCATACGATTAAGCGGAATGACTGCTTCGGGTCCTTTTTCGCCTATCATTGCTAATGTAGGACCTTTTACTAGTCCGCCCTTTGCAAGCATCGGAATGCCCATCATTTCTGCTTGTTTTTTCGCCCATTTTACTAGCCCGACATTATTTGTTTTTAATCCTGTTTGAACTAGACCACTTAAATATTTTTTTTCATTATCTAATGTATCAAGCATCTTCATCATATCTTTTATTGTTTGCTGAATTGTCGCCTTAGTACTGTTCAATCCTTCGATTAGGCTATTTCCAAATGATTGTCCTGCGTTTTGCCATTTCGGATTATATGTTCCTAGCAACTTCAATATTTCTTCTTGATTGTTTTTAATAACCATTTGCCGCGCTTCTTCAAATAACGCTTCATCTGTCATAAGTTTATCATATTTTTCTTTTGCTAATTTAATCTCATTTTCATAAAAAGTTTGAACTGCTTGAAGTCTTTGATTCAATGCGTTTTGTTGCTGTTCAAACGCGGTTTCCTCTGCGGTAAGCTGATTATCAAGTCTTGTTTCAATCGCTGTTATTTCCGCTTCTGTCTGCTTTTCAATTTCATTTTTTCGCTGATCTGCATTATCTTGAATATTTTCAATCTGTGTTTTGAGTGATTCAATTTGATTCTTTCTTTCTTCTAATAATAATTCCCTTTGACGTTTCGATATTTCTTCATTTAATCTTTGCTGTGCTTTTAATCTTTCTTCCGCGCTGTCTGCACTTAAAACTTCCTTTTGCAATTCTGCTATGCGTGTATTATATTCTTGTTCCTCAAGCTGTTTTTCTTCTTGGTCTGTCAGATTATTAATCGCATCAATCTGCCTTTGCAATGCATTGACTTGATCAAGAGTTTCGGCATCGATTATTTGCAACTTGCTTTTTTGTGCATCGGTTAATACTTGTATTTCTTGCTTCGCCTTGTCTTTAAGTGCTTTAACCTGTTTATCATAATTTGTTTTAAGTGTTTTCAATGATTCCTTCAATGCATTTTCTTCATTATCTCGTCTTGCTTCAAGTGCATCAACTTCAATCTTCTGCTGTTCTTCATATTGCTTTTTCAATGCTTTAATTAAAGCATCGCCAAGTTTATTCAATTGTTCAGTTGATTTATTATATAAATCTTTTCTTGCATCGATTAATCCGCCTGTCGAATCTGTTAATCCTTCCACGCTTTTTTTGCTGTCGTCAACTGTTTTCTTATAGTCTTTTTCAGTATTCTTTGCATCTTCTGTAGATTCTGTTGCATCTGCTGTTATTTTGCTTAAATCGCCTAATCCATCGTTATATTCAAATGTTTTATCTGTCGTGTTTGAGATTTCTTCGCCCAATTCGCCTGTTTTCTTTTTAGCTTTTTCCATTTCTGCCGCCGCTAATTCTGCACTTAATGCGGCTTGTTCGGTTTGGAAATTAAAAGTATTTGTTTCACGCTTCAACTTTTCTTCGTCTATAAGAGATGACATCTTTTCCCTTGCTTGATCTATTTTGTCGCCTAGTCCAGGAATCCATCCTAATAGCTTCTGAAATGCGGCTAAATACATATCAACATACTTAAATATCAATGTTTTAAGATACGATAATCCTTGCTGAAATCCATACGCAATCGCATTGACTATTTTCATAAGATGTAGTTTGATAGTGTCCCAATTCTTCCACATATAGATCGCGGCAATAATAACTAGTCCAATAGCTGTAATGATCATTCCCATCGGATTAAGTGCAAGTCCTTTGAGTGCTATGCCTAAAGCTTTGACCGCAGGAACAACCATTAAGAACCCTGCTTTAAGGAAAGGAAGTGCAATCAATATTTTGCCTGTTATCAACAATAAAGGACCCGCTACTGCAAGGAATGCCGCTAAACCCACAATCAATTTCTTCACGCCTGTAGGCAAGTTTGTGAATGCTTGCAACATTGAATTCAGACTAGAGATCATTCTTGTTACAAAAGGCAATATAACTTGCCCGAATTGCACTCCCAATTCTTTTAATGATTCCCTGAATGTTCTCATTTGATTTGCCGCGCCTTCTGATGTTCGCGCGAAATCGCCTTGCGCATTTTTTGTTGCATCGAGTACGAATGCATACCTTAAACTTATTTTTTCTGCTTGTGTCATGTCTGCAACATTTTTTTCGATGCCTTGAGATAACGCAAACGCCTCAAGATTCGTTTCTGTCATAACTACGCCTAACATCTTCATGCTTTCGGTTTCGCCTGTGAATACGCCATTTAACGCATTCATAGCTTGTTCCATTGGGATGTTTTTAAAACTCGCCAAATCTGCGCCTAATTGAGTCAAGTTTATCGACATGTCTGCGGCTTTTTCCTGTGTAAATCCCATCGATGTTGCCATGTCGCCGAACAATGCCGCCGCATCAAGTGCGCTTTGACTTGCAAGTCCCATTGACTCAATAGATGTTTGACTCCATTGCAATACCTTTTCTGCTGATGTTCCGAAAGCGACATTGACTTTGTTTGTTGTTTCTTCCATATCGCTTGCAAGCTTGAAACTCGCCGCGCCTGCCGCAAGAATAGGCAATGTCATAAACATAGTCATTTTACTGCCTACGTTTGCCATGCCTTCGCCAAATCGTGTCAATCCTTCTTGCTGATCTGCAAATTTCTGTTTTAATCCATCAAAATCCGTTTGTAATGTTTTTAAGCTTCCGCTGAATGTTGTTGTTTTTGTTGCTGTTTGATTAAACGTTTCGCCTAATCCGCCTAAATCTGTAGCAACAATATCAAGATTACTACCCAATCCCGTCATTGTTTCTTGCATCGGCTGAAATGCTGTTGTTCCAACTTGAGAAACTTCATCTGCGAAATTTTGTATTTTCTGCTGTGATTTATCAATACCTTCATCAAGATCGCTAAAATCCGAAGATATTTTCACATATAATTCATCTAACATTTAATCACTTCCTTCATAAGAGGAAACAAAGGCTTGCAGGAACTGCAATTGCTGTTGCCATGTTTGTCGTTTCTTCTTTTCTTTTGGCATGAAATCTTCAACCCGAAAAGGTCTGCCCTTGCTTCTGTTCGCATTGGCGATTACTGAACATACTAGGGCAAACCTATAATTTTCTCTTTTCATTTGTGTTTCATAAGCCTTGACTAGATAATGATATTCCTTTAACGTTAACCGCCAACAATCAATCGGATTTAAGCCTAGTATCGTGACGCCATATGCCCATATCTCAATTAATTTTGGCGGCTCTCGTTTGGGTCTGCTTCTTCTTCTTCGCCTGTATCTGTCGATGTTTTTACTAATTCATTAATCTTTGTTGTGATCTCCTGCATGTTGCCCGTGTGAATCATTGCTCCGACATCTTCAACTTTTAACTTGTCATCTTCGTGAATCAAACATGCCCACAGTAAAGCGCGAATGCTCTTTGCGTTTATGTCATCGCCAATAGCAAATGCGCTTTTTCCTGTAGCATCTTCATACGCCGCCATTGCGTTTAGGTCGAATCTTAAATATCTAAGTTTATCAAGTTGAATTTGAACATTATTATTTCTTTGTTTAACTCGCGGCATATCGATTCCCCTTTATTAAATTTGACCTAGTGTAGGTTTACCTGTAACTTTAAATGTTGCCGTAAATGGGATTACTCCGTCAACTGGTGCCTCCATCGTGAAGCCTGTTGTCAGTACTGTTGCTGTGAATCTGGTCACGCTCGGGCTTGTAGGATAGTCAATAGTCACGGTTGTCGTGCTTGCTGTTTCAAGCTGAATGATTGTTGCGCTTGCACTCGCTGTTGTGAAATTTCCTTCAATTGAAATCTCTCCGCCATCTCGCAACCCTTTGATGAATTCTCGATACGAACCCGCGGAAGAATGCGTTGTAACGTCAATTGTTTCTGCTGTTAGATTTGGCGCGGAAATTGTTGTGATCTCACTGATTGTTGTTGTATTAAGCTTGAATATCGCACCATTT